TGTCAAGGCTGCTGGTATCCATGCCTGCATTTGCAAACGCATCCCGACGCTGTTCAATGAGTTTCGCTGCTACCTCTGGATTTGACTGCAGCGCCATCGAGACATTCGTCGCGAACTTAAACTCTTCGTCCTGCATTTCCTTGCTGAGTGACGACCAGTTTTCAGCAACGACCTCACGCATCTGCGGGTATTTCAGTATCAATTCCCTCGACCCAGCGGCGGTCGGGTTGGCAAGGTATGACTGCATGTCGATAGAGAACTGCTCTTTCGTCCGTGCGGCTTCTTCCTCCTGCTGCCGCTGCTGGCGCATTCCTCGAATAGCGCCGCCAATCTGTAAACCTTGAAGCAACGCTTGCCCAGGATCTTGCGGCTGAGGTCCGTACTGAATTGGCTGCTGTAATGGATTTATTGCCATGATTTACCTCAGAAGAAACCAGCTACCATGCCGCCGATTTGCATAAGATCGCCAAACGCCTGACGCTGTAGGCCGCCCTGCGAAATAACCCCACCCGCGCGCGCAGCCGCCGCGTTTGCAAGCGAATTGGCTACGTTCGTGCCAAAAGTCATACCCTGCGCTGCCTGCCCGGCTGCTGAAGCCTGGCCGATAGATGTCAACCCGCCCAAACCTGCGTATCGCTGTTCGATAAGCTGTTGCAGCAACTGCGGGCGGAACTGCCCGAGCGCCGCCTGCACATTACCGCCCCGCAGGCCGCCAGTTGCTGATGCACGCTGCAGGATTGCTTCTTCTCCCTGCTGTGCTAATGCTGCAAGCTGAGGCGACGAAGCGATTGCTTGGATAGCGGCCTGTTCTGCTTCCGGCCCTTTCAGCCCCAGCAATGCTTGCTGCTGTTCAATAGCCGGCTCGCCTGCAGCCACATAAGGCGACATCAATTCGACCAACTTGTCGAACTGCCTGCGCTGCTCCTCAATCCCAGCCAGTGCCGCTTGTTCTTGGATCTTGCCAGCTTTTTTCCCAGCACTAGCGGCGGCTGACGCTCCAGTGATGTCGCCAACCAAGCCGCCGACTGCTTTACCGATAAAACTCATCGCGTTTCGCTCCACTCAGCCCGAGTCATCCCGAGCACGTAAACGTCCTTCAATACGCCGCCCTGCCGGCACGCATTACGCCTGGTGCCTTCATAGGTAAACCCAATCTTCCGACAGAAATTAAACGCCGACTCCAGCCCTTCGATGATGTAAGCGGTCACTCTCTCGATAGGGTGACTGAACGCCCAGTCGGTCAGAAGCCGCGTCAGTTCGCGCGAGCGGTAGACCGCCTTGCGGTGCAGCAGGGCGTGCAGTTCGTATTCGATGTCGCTAAATTCAATCGACATAAACGCACCGACGAATTGCCCGTCAATGCGTGCGGAAAGGTAAGTGACGGCGGGGTGATGGATAGGCGCAGCCGGGCGGTCGTCATGGCCGACGCGCAAGATATACGGATCGGAATAGACCGCCGTAATATCCCGCGTGCTGATGCCTTCTTCAACAGACAATCCGGTCATGTCCCACCTTCCAGGACGGACCGCCGGAAGCCCGATTCTCTCGGCTGCGGCGATCATATCACGAAATCTCGCGCCCTGAGACTCTGATCACGACCGCGCTCGCGACCGTGCAGATACCGGATAGTTTTTCATTCGGTCGCAGCACCTGCCCGACGATTTCCGGGCACGAATACGACTCGCCGGGCGAGAGGTAGTGATTTGATACCATCGCATTAGACGCCGATGCGCTGCCGGAAACCGGCACGATCTGAAGCGTCACATTGGCGCCTGCGCTGCCCGAGTTCGTTATGGTGACAGCATCAATAATTGCCTTCACACCGACCGCGATGTACTGATCAGTCTGGACGTTTTCGAGGTACTTCGACCCGACCAGAACGGTTGTGGTTGTAGCCATTACTGCTGCACCTGAATAATGGAAAAATGACCCGCAGGCGAGGATGGGAAGTTCGTTGTTGCAGCAATGCTTGTCAGGCTTAAATTAAGCCCGCCCAGAACGCCGAAGCCGATTTCCAGATAATCATTTGCGACTAGCGGGAAAAACTCACTCAGAGTGACTTGCGTGTAGCCGCCGTTGATGTCAATAGACTGGTAATAGGCGCTATTGGCGACCAGCGCGCCGTTTTTCTTACAATACATCACGACATCACGTTGAGCCGCGACCGTGCATGAAAACTGCAGCTCGACATTAATTTGATATAACCCGGATTCCGGCACAACGATTCGGCTTGTCGGCGATCCGATCACAACGCCGTTTGATATGTCTGTGTTGTCCCAAGTGACCAAATATTCGTCGCCCGCCACTGTAGGCGTCTGCGTGGTCGTCTTGGTGAATTCGCCGTAGTACTGCTTCATGGTAATGATCGGGCGCACCATTACCTGCCCGGCGGTTGTTGACGCGAACAGTACCGCTGCGACTGAGATCACATTATCAGGCGCGGTCGGCTTGTTCTTGGTCAGACCGCCGGAATACGTCGGCGAGGCCCAGAGAAGATTTCCAGCAGCCCACGTCTCGCCGACCGATATACCAGACGTGTTGATCCCGGTAATGCGACCGTATAGCGTCACGTACCCCTGCGCGTTTGGCAGAAGGTCTTGGCTTGCTAGGCCAATAAAATACAGCGAATAGCTTGCGCCGTCGGCCAAATAAGGCGCAACCTCGATGCGGTTCGATCCGTTGACGCCGATAAAGCCAACGGCCGTGCCCTTTGGTATCAGCGTCGGCGTGCCGTTCAGCACAACCATGCGGATGACGGTGCCCTCGCGCTCCTCAAGCATCTGCACCAGCGCAAGCGCCGAGTTCGCGCTGGATTGCGCGCTGTCGGCAGCGTTGGTGATTTCCTCAATGGTTGATGGCGCAGCCGCATCCGCTGTCTCGAACAGCCCCTCGAATGCCTTGATCTGTTCCTGATTCTTCAGAAACGACGCGAGCTGGTCCCGCGTGAGCTTCAGGGTTTTAGTCGCCATCAGTAGTTGAGCGGCTCGAGCGCGGCTTCTAGGCGCGCGATTGAGATGTGCGCATCAGAGTCGCCGCGAAACCGCTGCATGCGGAAGTTTCGCATGTGCCCCTGCTGCCACCAGACGAGGCGCTTTGAGGTATTACCAAACCCGCCAGCCGTGATGGTCTTGTCTTGGCTCCAGTTGATGCCGTCGACCGAATAGCTGGTCGAGATCGGCGGGTTTTTGTTCACCGCCACGCGTCCGGTCAGCGCCACCAGCTCCAGCGCATTGAAGATCGCGCCTCGGCCCTCGTTGTAGACAATCTGCGTGCCAAATTCCCAGCGCACCTTAGCGCCCCAGTGCGTGCCGACGGTATCAACAGCGTATCCAATCGTTGACGATTCCGGGTCGCCGCACGTCCAGGCGTTGTACGCCCAGACCCAGTTTCGCGCGCGGTACTGGCTGTAGCCAACGATTCCGGTGGTCAGACAGAACCAGACCGGCAAGCCGACCGCTTGGCTAGCGGCGGCGTCGTAGACCATCGTCCTATCGGGCAGATGAATATATAGATGCTGGTGCGAGCGGTCGTTGCGCGCCTCAAGTTTGACGCCCGCAAGCTGCGCCTCGGTGTAGCCGAGCAGGATCTCGTCGATCTCCTGCGTCGAGATTTTGGCCGCCTGACTGTTGGCGCCGAGGTAAATGCCGGGCGCCTCATTGCGACCGCTGCCGAGGAACGCAACTGATTCTAGGTAAACGCAGCAGGCAAAAGTCCCGACGACGCCTTTCTGGATCTGCGCGCCGTCGATGCGCTGAAACGGGAAGAATTCGCCGCCGATGTTATCAAACACCTCTATGGTGTTTCTGTTGAGGGCGTAGACCTCGTTGCGCAGTTTCAACAGCGCAACCACCGGGTCGGGGTCAATCTCAGAAGATCCGTACTTCAAAGGATTGACCGCCGTCGGGTCGGTCAGCTCAGTGACCACCAAAAACTCGCCGTCGGTGGTCATGAAGTAGCCGTCGACCCAGCACATATCCAGCACAGGGCCGAGGTCTGGATCGGTGACCTGCGTCAGTGTACTTCCATCCCAGTAGTAAAGACTGCCCGACGAAACAACCCCAAGCCGGTCGAAGGAATAGTCGAAAGTGACATACCCGCTGCCGCCAACATCACCGAGCACGGTCACGGACCCGGCGCTCGATATGCTGACCAGCTTGGTCCCCATCACGCGGTAGAGAACCCCGTTCCACTCGATCCCGCCGCGATCAGTGCCCGGCCCGGTGCCGTTCGACACCA